TATTTAGAGGAAGGATATATGAATTTCCACCTCTAGTAGTTGTTTATATTTATAAAAAACAATACATATGAGTAATTTAGAATCAAACGTATTTGGTAAGAAAAAATTCTCGGATATTCTTAAGGAAATTTATGAAAACCAAAAGAAAAAAGAGACCCAAATCACAGCTTTGATAGGTGAATTAAAACCACTTATCAATGATATAGGTGACGCTACTTTGATTGTTCCTTTAATCAAGGAATATATGGAATTAGGTATCAAAAATGATGAACAGCTAATTAAAATGGCTACCATTATTCAACGTGCCCTAGCTACTGGTAAATCAGAAGATGAAGGATTTGGAATGACCGAGGAAGAAAAAGCACAATTGTTATCTGAGGTTAAAAAATTCAATCCTAAAGACTAATGCCATTAAAGACTGGAATAACTAATTCATTTAGGAAAGTATCTAATTCAACTAGAGGAGATTCTCCTATTCAAGATAAAATAGATGCTATAAAAGGCCAATTAGTTGCTGCTAGGGTAACAGATATTGTTTTGGATGAAAATCATCCCAAATTTGAAAACGTAGGCCAATGGAATGGAATAGGAGCTATATATTTTGAATTTGTAAATCAAACTGGAACTGGGGCTCCTGTTACTTTTGCTCTTCCATATGATTCTCAAATCAAAACATATCCATTAGTTAATGAAATAGTCTTATTATTCTTTTTACCTAATCAACAACAAGGACAAATTACTGCAAATAAATCTTATTTTTATCTTAAACCTTTAGGAATTTGGAATCATCCACACCACGATGCGTATCCTAATCTTTTAAATCGACCTCAACAAGTTAGAGATTACCAAGCAACAGAAGATGGTGTTGTAAGAAGAGTAACAGATGAATCTACTGAAATAGATTTAAATAGTCCTATTAATCCTTCTCAAAACACATTTGTAGAAAAAACAGATATCCATCCTTTAATGCCTTATATGGGAGATTCTTTACTTGAGGGAAGACACGGTCAAAGTTTGCGATTTGGTAGTACTGCAAAATCACAAAGTGAAATTAGTAATAATTGGTCTACTGCTGGAACTAATGGAGATCCAATTACTATTTTACGAAATGGACAACCAACAAAAGTAAGTGACAGAGGATGGATCCCAATTGTAGAAAATATTTCTCAAGATTTATCTTCAATTTATTTAACATCCTATCAAAAAATCCCATTTAGCATAGCAAATGAGAATTTTATTTCCTATACTACCCCACCAACCACCCCAGCTCAATATGCTAACCCTCAAATCATTTTCAATTCAGATAGAATTGTAATTAATGCCAAAAATGATAGTGTATTAATTAGTGGACAAAATTCAGTTGGTTTATCTTCAAATGGAAGTATAAATTTAGAATCTACTAGTGAAATAAATATTGCTAGTAAATTAACTCGTTTAGGCAATAAAAATGCAAATCAATCTATTTTACGAGGAGATGAAACCGTAGCATATTTAAAAATATTGATTACTGAATTACAAAATATAGCTGAAGCCTTAAAAGTAGTTCAAGATTGGCCAGGAGGTGCTCCAACACCTAACCCAGTTGTCTTAACAGCAGCTAATTCTGCTTTACAGGTTTTTGAAAATATTTACAATGAAATCGATAGTGTTAAATCTAAAATTGTTAAAACAGTATGATTTATTCTATAAAAGGAACAGTTGTAAATGGTCAATCACAAGATCCAATTAAAGGTGCTAATGTAAAAATTTCACCTTTAAATTTTGTATCTACTGATATAAATGGAAATTTTACTATTACTGGAGATATTCCTGAAAGTGGGAGTTTATCTATGATTATAAGTGCCACTGGGTATGAATTTATAGAACCCCCTTTATATAAAGGAGATGGTAGTTTAAAACCTGATTTAGGAGTTTTGCAATTACAACCTTTAGTTTCTTCTTTAACTCAAGAAAAAATTAAGTCTACTCAATTAAGTAAAAATCAAATTAAAGAAATTTCTAGAGGGAAAAAAGATTTTTCATATTACGCTGAAGAAAAATTATCTAATCAAATTAATATTTTAAAAAATACTTTAATTCCTTCCATATTAACTATGGTAGCAGGATTTGGTTTAACCCAAGTTTCAGATTATAAACCCGATCAACTTCCAAAACTTTTAGATCAAGCAGTTTGTCCTACACAAGCTGAATTAACTAATTTAATTAATCGAAAAAATAAATTGGTTAAACAATTAACCAATAGTTTAAGATTAATTGATACAACTACAAAACAATTAGGAATTACTCAAGGAGTTATTGTATTACTAGATGCTACTTTTTTCACTGCAGAAAATACCCCAACATTCCTCAACCCATTTCCTCCAGGACTTAATAGATTTTTAAGTAAAACTATTGATAAATTAAAATCAGTTAATGCCGGTATATTATCTATATTAATTATTTTACGTCAAGTATTAACTCAAGCTCTTCAATTACTTAATTTACTTGATCAACTAGTACAAAAATGTTACCCTGATGCTAATCAAGAAAGAATTTCAGCAGAATTAACCGCTTTAACTATTCAACAATCAACTCAATTATCTCCTGTAGTTACAAATGTAAATGGATTTGAAATGGGTGTTGAAACAGAAAATTCACCTAATACTTTAAAACGTAGAAGAGCTATTGCACGTAATAAACAAGGTGTAGTAATGTTAAAAGGAGAATGGTCATTTAGTTCAATTGACCAAATATTAATAGACGAACTAGTATTTTACATTCAGCAAAATGATTTAAAAGCTGACTAATTTAATATTTATAAACATATGAAAACCGACGGATTAAAAAAATTAATTAAAGAAGCTGTACGAGAAGCAATCCAAGAGGAATTAAAAGATATTCTTTTGGAAGCAGTTCGTACCCCAAAACAAATAGTTAGAGAATCTTATTCTCCACCCCTACCTACAACTACTTCTCCAAAGCACACTCCCCCACCAATAGACTTTAGATCAAAATATGCTGAAGTATTAGGTGAAACTGCTTTAAGTTTTACTTCACAAGATGCAGTTCCATTTAGACCACAAGTAAGTGATCCTGTAAATGGTAATTTAGGAGCAGGTGAATTAGGTATGGATCAAATCATGAATTTATTAAATAGCAAATAATGCCATTTAACCCCCAACAAATTAACCCAGTTGACTTAAACCCAAATGTTGCGGTTGGGGTAAATTTACCTTTTAATGGTCCTGCTGTTTTTACTCAAAATTATTTAACAGCTCAAGCAATTAAAAATAACCTTATAAATTATTTTTTGACAAATCCTGGAGAAATTCCATTAAATCCAACTTTTGGGGGTGGTTTAAGAACATTTATATTTGAACAAATTTCTGAAGGGACTTTAGATGGACTTAAAGAAAATGTTAATTCTAAATTAAGCCAATTTTTTCCACAAGTTATAATTTCATCTTTAGATGTATTAAAGAATGACGATCTTAATACTATAATAATCCAACTAAAATATTCAGTTGCGAATTCTAATACCAACGACGAAATAAATTTTGAATTTTAAAAATGGCTACAACAAATAGAGACATAAAATATATTAATCGTGACTTTGAATCCTTTAGGGCTCGTTTAATAGAATATGCTAGAACATATTTCCCCCAAACTTATACAGATTTCTCAGCTACATCCCCAGGAATGATGTTTATGGAGCAAGCATCTTATGTTGGGGATGTTTTAAGTTTCTATTTAGACAATCAATTTCAAGAAACATTTGTTCAATATGCTCAACAAACAAATAATGTATTTGAGTTAGCATATATGTTTGGTTATAAACCAAAAACTACAAGTGCGGCCCAAACTATAGTTGATGTATATCAACAATTACCTTCTATTAATGATGGTAGTGGTAATTATGTACCTGATTACACATATGCTATTACTGTAGGAGAAAATACAACTATAACTTCCCAAAACGGATCTTCATTTTTAATTCAAGATAAAATAGATTTTTCTGTTTCAAGTTCTTTAGACCCTACTGAAGTCACAGTTTACCAGATTGCTGGAAATATTCCACAATATTATCTTTTAAAGAAAAGTAGAAAAGCCATTTCAGCTACTATTAATACTAATACATTTACTTTTTCTGCCCCTCAACAATATCAAACTATTAATTTATCTTCCCCTAATATTATTAAAGTATTAGACATTACCGATTCAGATGGTAATAAATGGTATGAAGTAGATCATTTAGGACAAGAAATGGTATTTGATACTATTAAAAATTCTAACATCTATGACCCAAATGTAAATGGAGATACACCGTATTTACTTCGTTTACGAAAAGTAGCTCGACGTTTTGCAACTCGTTTTACATCTCTTTCAAATTTACAAATCCAATTTGGTGCAGGTGCTCCAAATGATGTTACTGAAGAAATTACCCCAAATGCAGACAATGTAGGAATTGGTTTACCATTTGAACAAGATAAATTAACAACAGCATATTCTCCTACAAACTTTTTATTTACAGGAACATATGGTAT